AATATATCATGGCCGTTAATATCAACTGCTGTACCTATGTGTTGAGGTTTATCGCTAGTTTCTACCAACATATTGCCATTCCCTGCTGTGCCTCCACTTTGTGCAGAAATAGATATGCCTTTTCCATCTTTAGAATAAATACGATTGCCTTGACCACCATCTTTAATAGTGCCAACTCTTTGAGGTGTTCCATATCTATCACAAGCCAAATAATCTCCTTGTCTACCATTCTTTACATATTCCATAGCTGACAAATTACTTGCTTTTTCTTTAGTTTTATCGATCATGCAATTTCTATCACCATTTCTAGCAACAAACTTATCCGACATTAAAGTTGGATCTTGTGGCTGATCTTCTAAAATATCCCTTAAAACTATTCCCCTCTCCTCTGGCTGCTCAACATTAGGAATGTTAGTCCAATAATATCTCTGTCTTGACTGTGCGCTAACCAAAGAACTTTGTATAAAAATGGGTTCAACTCCCATGTACTCAGAAATAATATCCAAGTATTCTTTTTTCATCTTCACATTTTCTAATAAAAAATATTTCGGCTGTAAGTATGAGATAGCTTTGTGAAACTCAAAGAACAATGCTGACCTAGGATCATCAAAGGCCAACTGTTTACCTGCAAAGCTAAATCCTTGACATGGACTACCACCCATCACTAAATCAATCTTCGGTAATGTTGATAAATCTAACTTGGTAATATCACCCACTTGAATAATATCTGGGTAATTGGCTTGGCTTACTTGGATTGCATACTTATCAATCTCACTTGCGTAATAATTATCAACTTTGATTCCTAAACGATCTAAAGCGATCATTCCACAACTCATTCCGTCAAACAAACTTAATACATTCATCTCTCCTTTCTCCTTTAATTAATGCTAGGACTAAAATTGTAACATCACGATTAATCACAAATCAACTTTGCGACTAATTCCATTCAAATGCTTTGCTTCCGTCTAAGATTTCTAAAACTGCTTCTTTACGAATCAAAGTTTTGATTCCGTAATCTACGTTACCTGAATTACTTTTTACTAATGCAGCTTTAACAACTGCCATTCGGTTAAAGTCTATGCCTTGTTCTGCACAAATTCTTTCACACGTTTCTTCGTCAGCTAACCACATTGCTATCGCAAATCTAACTGAGTCTGTAATTGATGATGCTCCCCGGATTTCCATACGATGCGACATGGCATCATCAGAGTCATTCGTTAATGCACCTTTATTAAGATGATGAACTGTTAAAGTGCTACAACCAATTCTGGCACTTATGTTCGCACAATAAGAACCCCAAAGTTGGCCCACTTCGTTAGAGCTAGAAACATTGCCTGTAGTAAATGCCTGGAGAGGATCAAAACAACATAACTTTAAATTAGGTATCAGCTTCAATTCATCAACCAACTCTTGACCAATAGGAGTAATGCCTTCTTCTCTTAATAAGATCATCGGCTCTTTTTGTTCAGGAATAGGAAATACATAGACATCGTAAGGTGAATCAAATCTCTCACCCTTTGGATCAAGTAAGTCTATTCTCCTGTGGATCTCACTTAAATCATCCTCGGCTGCAAAGATTACGCTGTTACCTTGTTGTAGTATTTTCTTTCCCCACCAACTGCCACCTGTTGCAATGCCTAATGCCAACTGAATGACACTTAAACTTTTACCAACGCCACCTACCGCAGCAATAATTCCGGGTTTCGAGAGGGGAACAAACGAGTCTACTAACCACTCAGTCTGAGGAGGAGAGTTTACTAGATTCCGAATGGCATATTGTCGAATGTTAAACTTGGAGTCTAACAGTTCGAGTTTGACTTGCTCATTCCCCTGTTGTCTTGCTAAATCATTGTAATCACCAATAATGCTTGGCAATCTGGTTACACAATTTACAACTGCTGTCGCAACTTCATTGGCCTTAGTGTTGCCAACTTGGTTCTCGTCATTGTCTAAGGCTAAAATAAATTTACAGTTGTTACCAATTATTTCTCTTAATCTGCTGAGAGCTGGCAAACAAAAGTTCGCACTAAATACCACCAAGCAAGGAACACCTGTACTCTCATAAATTGAACCTGCTGTCGCATAACCCTCACAGACGATTAGATTGGGTAAGTGCAACAGATCATTCACATCGCAACCAATAAGGTTTACGTTGCCTCTGACAGCTCCACCACCGACAAATTTCTTATCTCCGTTGGGTGATATATATTGGAGCGACTTTATCTCTTTTGCTAATGTTCCATTATCATTTTTGGTGATAGAATACACACCGACAAGTAGATTGCCATTTACTTGTTTTAAACCATAACTTTTAACACTTTTACTATCTAAATACTTATGTTGAACCACCTCTTCAGCCGACTCAAACTTTTCTTTGGCATATACAGCAACTTCTTCTTGTTGCTTTTCTTTAGCTTCTTGTCTCCTGGCATTAGCCTCTTCCAACTTGCGTTGTAGGTCTTGCTTTTCTACAGGTGTTAAATCATTGGCTGAGTAACTAAGGAACTTCCCCTCAAAAGAACTTCGCCAATTACCAAAGACGCAAACAAATTTTTCGTGGTCGATCTGATTAAAAACATAATACCCAGATGCCTCGCCTACTCTATCAGGTCGACAGTTTGCAACTGCTCCTACCTTACAGCGAACTAAATCACCACTCATGTCTATATAATCAACCAACAAACCATGCGTCTGCATCTCGTTCATTAAATCTTGAATACTTTTACCCTTATTGGCAAAAGCAAAGTTAGGATCTATTGCTAGGCCCTCTTCACCAAAGAATTGTGTTAGATCAGTCATTCTTACTCTCACCTGTCTTTGCTTGATGATGAGCATGATTCAGATAAGAGTGAACTAACGCTTGAACAAATCTTAGTCTTTGTTCTTTTGACCACTTGTGTAATTCAAATGATCCTGTTTCTTTTTTTGTGTCTAAGTAAACTGACTTGGCTTTGCCTAATGCGTAATCTAATCCTTCTTGATTTATCTGTGCAAAATTTTTTATCTCTTGCATCTTTTCTCCTCGTTGAATTTTATTAAGGTGATCTAGTGAACACCCCCCATACCTATTCCCCTGAAACATGGTAAACATCGGAGCAGCCAACCCATGACAGTAGCCACATAAGGTTGGCCTCCGATATGCCAGATCATAATTAGAAAGGTATGTTTTCGCTGTGGTCTGTGTCATCAGCTTTTTCTTCTACCTTTGGCTCAGACTTAGCTGCACCAACCACTTCCCAAGTTTTACCAAAATCTTCTTTGATTTCTAAGTACCCGGAATCACCTCTGATTAACTCTGCTGATACTGACTTGCCTACAAGTTGGTCAGTATTTTTCATAGAGTTTAATCCTACTGCGTTCATAAACAGCATCAAAGAGTTTTGCCCTATGTCTACTGCTTTAGGATTATCAGATGCCATGGTAAAAGTGTTGCTGACATTGATAGTCGTTCCGTCAACTTCAAAAAGCATTTTTAACGCTTTCCAGTTGTTCTTTCCTTCTATCATGTCTGAACCAGCATAATGCAAAGTGTAGCGACCTGGCTCTAATGAGCTTCCTCCACTTCCATTTGCATTTGCAGTATCAAACGCCTCACCGCCATTATATTGTGTTAAATCAACCATAATTACCTCCGTAAAAAAATTAACACTAAAAAAAACTTATCCAAGATCGTACTCTTCAAAGTCGCCTGTACGATCAATCAGTTCGGACAAAGCCTTGGCAATTTCTACCAATTCTTTGTTACCGCCAATGGGTAAGAGATGATCGTTTTCCCCATTTTGTTCTTCAACATGATCCAACAAAACCTTTGCTCTCTTCATGTAGTAGAGAGCATTGTCATGGCTTAGTCGTAATGCCATTAGGATTTATTGATTAACTTACCAATCTCCGCCCAAGTCTTTTCAGCTCTGACAATAAAATCATTGCCTTCCTCCACGACTGGGATTTCTTCTGGTAAACCATATCTATTTTTAGCAACTGCAGCAGGTGATTCAGTTGTAACTAAAACCCTTCCTGACTGAACAGTTTTATTGGTAAGACCTTTGTTGCCCTGAACCTTGACAGTTCCTTTTTTATAATTAAGGAACAAACACATATCGCTAGCTTCAAGAACTAAAGCTGATGCGTGTTTATTTAGTTTTAGTTCGTGGCGGTCATAACTTTCAGTAGATGGATCATGGAATGTTTTAATTTGATTGTGTGCAATCAAACATATTCGCATGGCTTTTTCATTTCTTAATCTATTAATAAGATCAAGAAACTCTCTCCAATACTTAACTGCTTCTACATAACCACGACCATAACCAAAAGACTCAATAGATTTTTGATTATGTGCTTCACAAGTTTTAGCAAAAATGATTGGCTCTAACCAATCAAGACTGTCTACGACCAATGATGAATAAGGTAACTCATCCTCATCAACCAATGATTTAAGATAACCAATAAAAGTATCGTAATCTTTTGCTAATGGAAAGTGAGCTATGTCTCGGTTCTTGGTTAGGATTCCAAGACCTTCTTCAGTTTGCAAAACTACTGGATCTTTTGAGCCAACAGCAAGTGTTGTCTTACCCAACCCAGAAGGGCCATAGATAATAACAATACTTGGTTTCGCTTTCGCTTTCTTTTGAATTGCAGCTAAACTCATTTCTTCACCTCATCAACGCCATGTATTTTTACTGGCTTTTTGTAGGCTGGTAATTCAGCTTCAAGTTTATCCAACGCATTTCGTATATTCTTACGAATAGACTCCATGTGATGCACAATTCTGACTGCATCGTTGAATGTTGGCATAAGTTCTTGTTCGGCTTTTAAATCCTGTTGGATTTCTTCAACCAAAGGTCGAACACGATCAGTTAAATCTTTATTGTGGATTTCCCTGGGGTTTCCGTCTTTGTCATTAAATGACAATAACGCTTTCTCTTCTTCTTTCATTTTTCACCTTCCTGATGTTTTTGAAATGTTAAACAATCGGGTTTGTAAGCACAAAACCGACACCAATCTCCAGCGTTGTAGGTTGGACTCTCACCCAATGCTTCCTCACACGCTGGTTTTAAGATATTGAAACCCCAATCTACTAGATCGACAGCTTGAATATCAAAACTTCTAATAGGGCCATCTCTGTGAAAAGATTTTTTACTTGGTTGAATGATTGTCATTTCAACCACAGTATTTTCATTTCCCCACCGAGCTAGTGCGCCCAAACTATATGTCATTAATTGTTCGTTAAAACTTACATCAACTGGAAAGTTACCAGACTTTAGATCAGCAACTACCATGCGATTGTTCTCGCCTAAAATTACTGCATCACTTGTTCCCCAACAGTCATCGCTGATTTCATTCATGTAGAGCTTCTCTTCTATTAAGAGTTTGCCATTAAGTTCTTCTGTTCTTTGCCTGATGTAGTTGACGTAAGTTTCAGCTATCATAATTTCTTCTAAGCCTATCTCTATGGCAAAACCTTCTAGCTCTACTGTTTTACCCAACCAATAATCAGAGAGTGTAATATTATCTAACCTGTCCTTTAATAACTGCTCACACATCTCATGAATTGCAGTACCTCTTGCAGCAGGTAAAGATGATGTATTAGGTGCTTCAGCATTAGGTATCGCTGAACCTGGACATCTAATAACTCTACTTATACTACTCGGTGCTAATTTCGCGTGTGCCAATGTTGTACTCCTCTCTCATTATTGCTGCCCATAGTTCCGTTGACATAACCGATGCTATGTTGAAATCTTCTATGGGAAATAAATTGTTTTTATGTGCGTAGACATCTGGTATGGCTACTTTCCAATCTGACCTATCAGCTCTAAACCAAAGACAAGGTAACAGATTAACTTTAAGTGCTTGTTTAACTGATTGATCCCACCAGTTTTTTAGATCCGCTTGTGATACTGCTTTACGTCTTTTAACTTCTATTGCGTAACCAGGACAACCAAGTAAATCATGTCCACCGCCAAACGATTGACTGTAATTAACTTCCAATTTGATTCCCAACAGTTGTTCTATTTGCTGTATGCACTCAAGCTCTCCTCTTCGGCCTTTCGACCTTGCATTAACCAATTAACTAGCGACTGGTTGTATGACTGATTTATTTTCTTCCTGTTCTATGACTTCAAGATCATAAAGAACCTTACCACCCATTTTAGAATAGGTTGGGCCTTTGCCTTGCGCCCGGTAATTTGCTAATGTTCTTGGAGACTTTCTCCATCTCTCTGCTAACTCTTCTTGTGTTAGCCAAACTTTATTGTTCATTTATTTTCCTCATTGTTCACGATTGTGTTATTCTAACCCATGCTTTTTTAATAAAGCAAGTGAACGAGAAGAATATTAGAAATTTAATTTAGAAATTTTCTTCGTAAAAAGATTCACGAAATTTTACATTTAATATTTACAGATAACTTAGGAGCAAAAATGTCTATAGATGAAGCAACAGTAAAAGAGTGGGATGCAGCGGTGAGAGCAACAAAAAAACAAGTTGGGGGGATGCACTATAAAGGTGCTGGCATACAACCGATTGAATACTCTTACGCAAACAACCTTTCACCTAACTTAACCAATGTCGTTAAATACATAACCAGAGACAAAGACGATAAAATCAAAGATTTATTAAAAGCTATTCACTACATAGAACTTGAATTAGAGCTGGTACACAAAGTTGATCCAAATGGTAATCCATTAAAAGAAGAAGAGGATTCTGATGAGTTTATACAATTTTGCAAAGAACAATTCTTTTTATACAAAAGAGATCAAGAAGGTAATTTAAACTGGTATCAATTTGTTGGTGAGAATTACAATTTATTACAAAAACAATTTCAAGATAATCCTTTTTAATATGAAACACGAAGAAATAATGAGATTTGCTCTGGTTGGCTTAATTTGTAGCATTATTGTACTTATAAGCCTTTAGATCGTTTATAAGAGCTTTTTTGCTTGGTTAATAGTAAACCTTAGACCAAGCCAACAAAATGTCTCTGTCGGCTTCCTGTGAATCCATTTTTGTCTAAAACCAATAAAAATTAGCCATTCATTATAATTTTCTGAATATGGTCGCCAATCTTCTGTGCGTTCTCAACTGACACCTTTTCATGGATATGTGCATAGCGTTGAGTCGCTGCAATATCTCTATGGCCCAACAAATTACCAACCATACTTAGGTTCATATCTAAACCAATACCAAAAGATGCGTAGCTGTGTCGAAGATCATGCAACCTTAAATCTGGTGCGTTGATTTGTTTTCTGATTCCATGCCAAAACTTTCTCGGACTATTGATACCAACTATCGTGCCACTTGTTCTTGGCAAAGAATTAATAATATTCATAGCTTGTTTAGATAAATAAATAACTCTGTCATCACCATATCGCATCGTCTTATGGTTTTTTAATGTTAGCTTGTTATCTTGTAAGTCTGACCACCTGGCCCCAGCAATCTCACCACATCTTGCGCCTGTTAATATAAGTAACCAAATAAATGCAACTGAGTTCGCTAGTTCAGGTATCTTCGATTTAGAGTTTAATATTCTAACAACACCATTCAGCTCTTCTTCAGTTAAGTAGCGTTTGCGTTTTGTTTCCGGGTTCTTTTCTATTCCGTCTACAGGATGATCTTTAATTTTGGCATGACGATAAGTTGCTTTTAATACTTCCAGGCATTTGTTAGCTGCTATTGGCGCACGTTGAGTTACTTTGTCATGTAGTGTTTGTATCTCACTATCAGAAATCTCATCCAAATGTTTATGACCAAATTGTTTCTTAATATCCTTTTCATAGATTGCGGTATATTGCTTTGCACTCTTTGATCCTTTGTTGGTTAGTTTTTGCACATAGTTAGTAAACGCCTCATCTAATGTGAGCTTGTTTTTCTTATCCATTGGATCTACTCCAGTAGCTACTAGGCCCAAGTTTTTTTGTGCTAGGTTTCTTGCCACTTTAATAGGTAAGTCCAAAGATCCTAACTTCATGCTCCTACGCTTACCATTGATTCTGTAGTAAACGTAATAACCAGTTGGATATATTTTAAGTGCCTGTATCTGCGTGTCGTTCTTGTATTTCATCTTTTACTCCTCGTTTTAGATGTCTGATGTCGTAATTCTCTGAAGCATTACGCAAGTTAATTATTTTTTTCTCTGTGTCAGAGAAAGTTCCCCAATCCCTTATTTCGGTCTGCGTTCTCCCACACCCTTTACAGCGATCATCACCCCATTGGGTAACTGAACATACTCCGATACAAGGACTGTCTGCCACGCTCACGCATCTCCCTAGCATTTTAGATAGATCAGTAAATGTTGCAGTTTCAGTTTTCATTTGTCATACATTTGTCAACATCTATGTGTTGTTTGTGTATTTCTAGTATTAATAATGAATCAAGTATGACACTTTTGCAAGTATTTAACTGGATAAATGATGTATAGTGATTGTTAGTGATATGTATGTTGAATGGTGTAAACGAGATGCTCTACCAACTGAGCTAAACACCCTAATGGCTGTTTTAAGCCAATAACTAGCCTATTGCAACCAATGAATCATCGTCAAATGACGCTACATTTGTCATTTGTCTGTCAGTATTAATCCACACAATGCTGTCCATAGCTTTCTGTAAACTGTCTAACGAGTTAAGATTTTTCATAATTTCATCTGATATACAAATTGATTGTTTTTTGCAATTAAAAGGTAAGAAGTAAATTGTATTATATGGAACAGAGATAAGTGCAAAAACATCTAACGTGTTTTTACCATACTTTCTGTTTTTGGTATTAGCTCCTCTGCGTAAATCAAATCGCCAAGACACTCCACCTCTCTCAATGTTGTTTCTTGTTTTAACCTGGCACTTAATCAAATGATTATTCCATTCAAAGATTACATCGGCTTCGGCTGCGTGAGGTAAGACTGTAACTGTATCAGATACTTTGGCTAGAACTGAGGCGGTCAGGAATTCGCCACTACGACCAATCCTTTCCGTTTTTCTGGACATGGTTTATTTGAATAGAGAGTTAAATGCCTCTAATGTTTGATTGTTTGGATTGTTTTGATTTGCTTCTTGTTCTAATATTCCAACCTGTCGAGTTATTGGAATTTTTGGAATTGTGCGACCAGCCAAGTGTGAAAGTTCTCCAACCAATCTTGGTGATTGTGCAGCAAACAAACTATATAACGCTGGATTTCCAGTTAACATTCCAGGCGCACCATAAGCCACTTGGTTCATTACAAAATTACCACCTTGCAAACCTCTAGGAGTTAAAGTATTAAAACTTTGACCAGCTAATCTTTCCAATATATTTGTATCACCAGCAGCATCTAATAATTTTAAATTTTCTAATCTGTTTCCAAAATTGGTGTTTACATTGTTTCTCATAGTAGACAGCAATTTTCTTAACGCTGTATCTGCTGACGCTTTATTACCAAGACTTAATGATTGTCTAATTTCTTTTTCAAGAGTTATAGCTTCTTCATACGCTTTCATTGTTTTTGCGTACTCAGGAGATGCTTCTTTTATTATTTTATTAACAGAATTTCTAGCTTGTGAAACTATGGATGCTCCCTTGCCAGCAGTTTTTCCAAAAGTATCTCCTTCAGGCATTAAATTATCTATTTTCTTTTTAAGAGCATCTAATCCTTCTACTGTATGAAAATTTTTATTATTCTTCCAAATTTCAACCGCTTCTTTTATTTCTTTTAATTTATTTAAACCAGCTTTGTCTAAAGTTGTTTGTCCTTTAAATTCAAAACTTTTTTCTATTTTATTTATTTCATCTACAACAGGAGAAAAATCAACTTTTTGATTAGCAGCCTTAATTCCATCCATGCTGTCTAAATATTCTTTTTTTCTTGCATCTGCCTTACCTTTAAGAGCCTCTCTAGCCTCTGTTACAACAACCTCTGCATTTTCTTTGCCTCGCATATTTTCTCTAAATACTTTACCTTGATCACCCCCAACCTGGCCTGCTGCATATGCTGTATTTACTGCTGTTTTACCAGCTGAAGTTGTAGTTCCTAAAACTGGTGCTACTACTTTTCCTGCAAGATTAGATCCGCCAACTATAGGATCTATATTTTGACCAACAGTTTTAACTTTTTGTGCTGTTTTGGTTAAAGGGCCAACCTTGCCTGCAATACTAGCTCCACCTGTAAGTAATACTGAAGCATCGCCTAAAAAACCAGCAGGATCACTTGCAATGGTTTTTTTAAGATTTTCTATGCCACCATACCTATTGGCAAAATAAGCTCCTACCGCTTTTGCTGTTCCTTCATTTGCCTGTTCTCCAGGTATAGCTAATTGAATAATTCCCAAACCAAGCTGGCTTAATGATTGTGCAGTTCCTATTGGATCAAGCAAAGGAGTAATAACATCTTTACCATATTGCAATGCGCTAGGAATAAAATTTGAGGCAGCTTGACTTGCCACATCTCCAACAGATAATGTTTGTGGAGCTGTGGTTGTTATGTTTTCTAGTTCAGATAATTTAACTTTTTTAACCATCTATATCGACCTCAACAACCTCGCCATTTACTACTGCATAGTAAGTATCGCCATCTTGATAAAGGGTTTGATTATTTATGGTAACTTTTTTGCTTCCAGGGGGTATATTTTCAGGAAGTAAAGAAAATTTATTTATTACTTCTTCAGCAGTTATTGGTTCTCTTTTTTTATAACCTTTAAAATTTCCAGTCTCGACTGCATTGTTATATGCTTTTATTTGTTGGTTGTAATCAAAAACTTTAAGGTTATACATTTCTTCTAGTAATGGGCCAACAATAGCTGGGTTTTGCAAAGAGTCTACATCTCCACCCAATCTAGCTATAACCCTCCAAGCATCTTTCTCAGTCATAACACCACCACCAACAGTATCTATTCTGTTAGCTCCTATCAAACCTTGTAATTGACCTTCTGCCAATGCTCTGTAAAGTTCTTTTGGTGTTAAATCCTTGCTGCCAGCAAGAGTTGTAAACCACTGAGAGATTTGATCTCCTAATCTTGAAATACCAACATTTGAGTCTTTAACATTTTTCCAATAATTTTCAGTTTGGAACATTGATTTTTCAATAGCAACTAAATCTGTATTCATTTTGTTAAATGTTTTTAAGTCTGCATCGTATCTATATCCTTCTGCTGATGTAGTTGTGCTTATTTTATTGGCTGGGTATTTTGCATAAAATTGTTCTGTAGTAAAAGTTCCTCCTGGCCCTTTGAACATTTGTTTGTCTCCAACTAACAACTCTCTATAAGTTCCATCTGGAGTATCATATAAACCACCCTGTCTTGTATAAACTGTTCCTTTGCTAACCTCATCTATTCCTGATGTGTTCATTAATGCGTTTGCTATTGTAGGATTAGAAATATTAAATGGTCTTGACTCATTTGGTTTTAAAATTACATTACCAATCTGTATATTTTCTTTTGTTACGTTTTTATAAGTTCTAAGGTCTGGTTTGTATGTTTGTCCTTTATTAAAAACTGAAGCTGGAATTCCAACTTCTAATGCTTCTAACATATCAACCATGCCTGGGTTATTTTTTTTGAACTCTTCTCGTTTCTGTTTTTGTTCAAACAATGCTTTTCGTTGAGCAATTCTGTCAGAGAAAATTTTAGAAGCTCCATAGTTGCCTGATTTATTTGCATTAATCATTCGCATCGTATCAGCGAATTGTTGTAACTTCATACTTTGGTCTGCTCTTTTTCTTTGCTGTTGTTCTTCATCTATTTTCTTTTGATTAATAGCTTGTTGAATTTGCATTGAATCAATGGCGAAATTATTGGGTTGGGTATTATTTAATAAACCCATTGGATTTGACATGGGTGCGTATGGAAATTTTGTGTAGTCTATTGCCATTGTTTACCTATGAAAAAAGTCCTTTAACAGCATTATAAGTATCTATTCCGTCTGCAATTTGACCAAATGTTCCCTGTTTATTGGATGTAGATTGTATCTCGCTTGGAGTCATACCAAAGACAGCTCCAGATAATAAACCAAGTTGTTGAGGGCCATAAGCTAATGCTCGTAAGAACTCGTTGTAACCAGCATCCATTCCTGCTTGTTGCAGACCTTGTTGCTGAGTTCCAATACCAGATAGTAAACCAAGATTTCTGTATTGATCGCCTAGCAATCCTGATTGTATGCCACTTCTAAAGTTTCTGTCTTGCATGGCTGCGTTAAGAGAATTGTTATAACCAGACTGTCTAAGATTGCTTGATGTTCTAGCTGCTGCATCAGCAAAGTTTCTGTTGGTTTCAGCTTCTAATAAAGCAGAACGAGATCCGCCAAATGCACCAGCACCGATAGCTCGGTCTTGATCGCTTTGTAATCTAATTTGTCTTGCTCTATCTAAATCAGCTAATGATTGGTCAATGACTTGTGTGTTGTAAGGATTTTGAAATGATTGAATGTCTAATGGTTGTGTACTCATGTCAGATAATAACCCTCTTGGGTTATAAGACATAGAATCTTGAAACGAACTTCTTGTTGCGTCAAAACCTTGTAATTGGTCAGGATTAAATCCTGCTACTCTTGCACCTGTATAAGGTACAAAAGGCTGTCCTGCTATGCCCTTGGCTGTATTGTATAAGTCATTGTATCTAGCCTGTGTTGCTGGATCAACTTGATTGGTAACAGTTTGTTTATCGCCACTACCTTTTGATGCACCATATAAACCTATTGCTGCTGGTATTATTGTTTCCCATCCCATAATTATAATTCCTTCTTAACTGTGTACTCTTGTTCAAAGCCAAGATGTTGTAGTTTTCTTATCCAACCCTTACGACCACCGCCATAAAGGTATTTGCAATCATATTGTTTTGCAAAATTTTCTATGCTTTTAAGCATTTCTTCTAGCTCGTTGTAGTCTCCGCCACATAGAAATAAGTTTAAAACTCTATATTTAGGAAATTCACCAAAGCTAGATACATAAAAAGCATCTTTACCAGACCAAATGTGAAAAAGTCCTTGTCTGATTTTTTCTTTAATATCACTTAGATTATACCTATCTTGATACTTTAATGCACTAATAATATGTGGCTCAAGCCTATCAAACTCTACTTCCCAGTCTTCCTTACGCGACTTGGGTGGTAGAGAGGTTTCCGCTATTGTCGACTGTGATTTTATACTTAGTTCCATTTGGACTCACTAAGACGACTTCTGTTTGATCGCCACCATTGGCTTCAATACGCTCGCCTTTTTTAAAACTTAAACCATCTCGGTATTCTATTTCTGTTACCAGATAGCTTTGGTATTCTTCGCTATACGTTGGGCCAGGTTTAGTTAAGGCTCTTCTTGCCATTACCTACGCCCTCTGTCGCGTAAATTTAATCTTATATTACCCACTTTAAAATCTTGTGTGGTAGTTCCTGTAACTGTCATAGATACTTGTCTACCTGTAAATCTCGCATCCGTGTAGCCATCACTTTCAAAAGTAAATGATCCAAAGTCTTGTTCAGCTCCTAATGGAGTAAATCGACCTTTGAAACTAATCGTTACACCAGGCAATGTATTGGCTTCTTCATCAGGAATAATCTGATTACATTGCACATAGTTATCGCCATTACCTATTTCGATTGGCCCGCTTGTTGCAAAAGGAACAGCAGAACCAATGCCTGTTGAGTTATTTAATGTTGTGCTTTCATGCTGATAAACAAAACCATCGGCATCACAAGCAATCGGATAATCAAACACACCTTGGTCAATCCAACAACCTCTATCCATAGATCCTACAGACCAAGTATTCTCTGCGTAGTTCCATATAACATACTTATTAGGCGTTGATAATGAAGTTGGAAAAAACCACCAAATTTCATTAAAGTTTGAGTTGTGTCCACCACATGAAACCCTGCGATAATTATATTGTAAATTGTCATACACAAAGTCATGTGTTTCGCATGGTATTTCTTTAACATTACCATCATAAATAAAGAAAGCGTTTTCACCCATCCATGCTAAGAAGTTACCAGCCGAGACAACTGTTCTTGGGCCTGTTACTCGACAGTTTGTTCCAGCATCTTGAATACCATAAATAAAAGGTGATCCAGCGTAATAGACTCTAGCAATACCTGTATCGGTAAAGATCACGATGTCTGTTTGCCATTTAATACCACTTAGGATTTTACCGCCTGTTGGTATTTGTAAATCACCAGCAGTATTAGTAGATGCTGCTGTCCATGTTGTTGTTGTTTCTCTTGATGACCAGGCAATCTTTCTTGGATCGCCACTAGCTCCTAATGCGATAACGTGTCGTTCATTACTAACCAATACACCAGCACAATTAGTTGGAGCATTGGTTAGAACAATACCTGTTGCATCGGGTGAGCCTGAACCTGCGTCTGGTCGCCATCTATAAATTTTGCCATCACTTGCACAACAAAAGAGTAAGTGTTCGCCAAAGTTATCAAAAGACCAAGACTGAGAATCAAAGAATAAACCTGATTGACTTCTTGCATCTCCGTAATCTTCTTTACCATACTGATATGCACCAAATCCTAGCGCATCGCTTGATGAATCTGGAACAAAGCCTGATGGTGTGATGTCATACCAAGTATCATCAAATAAAACATAAATCTTTTGTCTTGTACCAACCGCTAAAACTCTTTTACCTGCATTTGTTTTATAGGCATACATTCCTGTTGGAGTGCCAGTAAGAGCTGTATCTTTGAGTTTTTCCCAACCACCGATAGGTTTAAGTGAACCATTTTGAAAACGAATAAGATCGCTGTCTACCCAACGCCCTTTGTTTGAGTAATCAGTTCCGTTGGTTACGATTCCTGGTGGTGGAGTTACGGGTAGTAACGCCATGTTTTACTCCTCTGGTGGAGTTGGAAATTCGCCTAATGGTCTGACAGGTGGAGTCGCATCGTTGTAAACATACAAAGCTGCTAACTCATCTACAGTTGTTACAGCATTAATTTTGCTTTGCATATCTTCTGCTGTACTTCTTACACCTGATCTAAAAGTAGTCCAATCAGCAGGAATAGCTGTACCAGCTTCAGTTTCTCTGACCACATACCAATCGTTAGGTTGTAAGAGTCCGTATGCTTGATTGGTAATGACTTGATTGTGATTGTACTTTAAACCATGAGTTACATCACCTGTATCAGGATCGGTTGTATCGTCTAAGTTTTTAGCTGTCGCTGTACCATAAGATGCAGTTACAACATCGTTATCAAAATCAAAAGATTGATCGGTGTTGATGTAATAAGAAGGATTTTTAAAGTTGCTGTTATCTACAACTACTGAATAAATGCCTATTGCTTCAAGCTCATCGCTAGACCAAAGCATAAAGATATTTTGCGGATAAGATACATCCCCAATGGTTATTGCTTTAGGTCTGGTATAAACCTGACTTACTTTATTGTTTTCTACTAATGCCCACATATTAAAATTATACTCCTATCTTGCTGTTGTTGGTATGCCTGTTGATGTCGTGAATGGATTTTCCCCCCAAGCCATATAAATATAATCACTACTATTATTACCCACATCACTATCACTTGAACGAATTTTAAACCCGTTACTTAAAAAATCTATTTCTGTTGCTGTGGCTTCTGCATTATCTAAATTAGGATAAAGTTTTTCATTGCTTGGGTTGTAGCCTAATCTTTTGTGGTCAAATATTCTCCAATGGGTTACAGCAGAACTGCATTTTATTATTACACAAGCAGGTTTAAAGCCTGTATAAACGAATGTACCATCTGTACTTCCATTGCCGACATATTTACCAAACTTGCTGTAGCCTTGTTTTTCTGCAAAAGCGTAAGTTACATAAGTTGTATTATTAGAATTTGTTTGTCCATCAGTACCAATGCTAAAAACTGAAGATGTAGGAACTGTACTATTCCAAATTGCTGGAACTGTTGCTGTTGCTCCAGTAGTGTTTAATTCTAATAATTGAGTTCCAAGCAAAGCTGAGTGCCAAACACTCCAAGAAGCTGTAGAACCTCTTTTTTTATTAATAATTACAGATGGTTGAACACCTAATCCATGTCCTACTGTTGAATTAGTAGCATTGCCTGTATAGGTAATAATACTAAATCCAGCATCAGTATCGGCTTGTACTGTAGAAGTTATTGAGCCATCCGTATTGCTTGAGGTCGTACCACCATTTGCTTTCCATTGCCATGCTACATAAGTATGTGTATTTTCATTTGTGTAAGTATAAGCATTAGTTCTAAAACCATCTGAATTAAAAGCTGTTACACCAAAACCACCTGTATTTTCAGCCGCAGTTGATGCGCTTCTTAAAAATTTACCACCACCTCTACTGCTATCATAAAGCAACTGAATGTCTGCATGGCTTCTGCCTTTTACCCAAACCAAATCAGGTTGTAGGTCTGAGTTTCCATCATTTACTAAGTCTCTTGGACTGCTACTATTACCTGTATAAAGCAATGTTTGAAACTTTGCAGATGGGTCGTCTATATTTGTATAAGCCATTATCCGTACTCCGCTAAATTTTTAGTGCATAAGGCGTAGTAGCCTGATGGGGGTTGATAGGCAAAGCTACCATATCCATTTGCATCTGCGTATGTTCCTACTGCTGTAAAGACTGCTTGTGCATAACCACCAAAATTCATTGCTCTAGCTTGGTTGCCATCATTGACATAATAACCACCAGCAGGGATAACAAAATTATCTGTAGCTGTTAGTAAATTACTAAAAGCAGGTGTTGTTCCGTTTGCTGGGTCTCCTGCTGTGCTACTAATTGAAGTCCATGTTCCTTGTCTATGCCACCATATTTTTCCATTGTCCATATCTATAGCAACACCCATAATTTCATTTTCATTTAAAGCACCAGTAGCGTTTGCACCTGAAGCTGCAGCATTATTATTTCTAGGTAAACTATTGGAAGAACAAGCCCAACCAGCAGGTGATGCTCCAATATCTCTGCCCGAAGTCATAACATATGTAATTTGTTCGGGGTCTATAACTCCAAAATTATGATTAGATGTTGCAACCCCACCATCATCAGTAATTGTAGATTCAAAATACCATTTACCACTTCTAACTCCCATTGTACCAAAAGCATTTTGTGAACTTGAAACTCCACCAAACATTGTAGTACCGCCTTCCTTTATACTGGGTGCTGTTCCTGTTACAGCAGCAGGTGGTGGAAACAAAGTACAAAAATTATTAGTAGGTGTGTCAGTTGCTTGGTCGGCTGCTGTTATGTTGTTTTCTGTGTAATCATTACCATTGCCACTTTCATCATCACCTAAGTCTGAAGCATCTGCAAAATCTAAATAAGTGCCATTCGTGCCATACGTTCCTGTGTATTCTTTTGGTTTCCAAATACCACTATCATCATCAAACTCACCAAAATCTGTTTGCACTTTAGTAACACCATCAAGATAATGACATTCTGCAAGATAGCCTGAATATCCGTGATAAGTTGCATCGGCTGAACCCCACTTCATTTGAACTCCTCCAGTTCCTTGTAAAGCACTTTGATAATTTAAAGTAGGATATTGTTTTTGGTCCCACGCTGTTACTTCTACACCATTTAACCAAACTTTTAATCTATCAGCTTCGGTGCTTTGTGTACTATCACAAGCTATAACAATATGATACCAAGCTGAAGTGTCTCTTATTTTTTGTGTAGATAGACTTCTAAAAAGAGTTCCAGCATTACCATCACCGCCACCTATATCAATCCAAATTCTATCATCTGCGAAAATACCTGCTCTTGTTGCTTCACCATAAACTCCACCCTGCCAATGTTCTGTAGCTGCACCATTTGCGGAACGAAGTTCTGTTTGTTTAAACCACCAACTTACAGTCCAAGTTTTTCTATTAGTTCCTGAAGCATTTGTTCTGTAAAGCCATTCATCATTATCATCTTCAAACTTACAAGAGTTATCAATATCATACCCAGTAGATATGCTTCCTCTATTTGCTGTACGCTGTAGCGTTTCCATATTATGTTTGTGCTAGGTTTTGAACTCTACCGATTTCTTGCCAGACTGATCCGTTGTATCTAAAACTAAATATATCTGTTTTGTTGGCTGTAGCGGTTACAGTTGGTGCGGTTGATGCCGCAAACTCAAATACTGTATTCCAAGCTATTGTTCTTGCTGTACCGCCTTGTGCTATCTCTACAGAGATGATAGCTCCTTCTACTGCGTTAGTTGGTGCTGAGAAAGTCGT